ACTGACCTCGATACAGTTCCTGGGCGCGGCGATCGTCAACGTCGGGGCGTGCCAGACGTGCACCCTGCCCCGAGCCAACGAAGGAGAGCCAGACATGGCAGACGAAACAAAACTCACAGAACTGGAAACTGCTCTGAGTGCCGCCACCGAGAAGATCCTGGCGCTCGAACAGACCACCGCAGCACAGGCAAAAGAGCTTGCAGCCCTGAAGGTGCCGCCCGCCGGCCCCCAGGCAGNCCNGAAGGTGAAGGAACTCGAGGGCACGGTCGCCAGCCAGGACCTCAAGATCAAGGAACTCGAGGCGGCCGTCAAGAAGATCGAGGAGACCCCCACGCCCCAGGGCCGGTCGCCGGCGGAGTCCCGCGACCTGGAGATGCCCCCTGCAGTGCGTGTTGACGTCCGGACCGGGGAGGTGTATCAGGGATGACCGACATCGATGCATTCCCCGTGCTGACGCAGGTCCTGTACAGTGACGGACCGACGTACCCGTTCACCGCCGGAGCGGCCATCAAGGCCGGCCAGGTCGTCGCGTTCGCCACGACCGGCGTCACCGATACCGTGCACCCTGCGGTTGCCGGCACGACCGCCCAGCCGATCGGTGTGGCCGTCATCCCGGCCGCCTCCGGGGCCCCGGTTACCGTCGCCCTGGTCGGGTCGGTCGTCGTCGTCGTGAACGCCGATGACACCACCGCGATCGACGCCGGCGAAGCAGTCGCCGAGAACGACAACGCCGTCGGCGGCACCGTTGCTGCGGCCGCGACTACCGCGACAGCCTACGCGATCGGAGTCACGATCGAGGGCATCGCCGGAGGCGGGTCCGGGAAGATCGTCGTCATGCCGCAGATCATCACCAAGGCGGCAACCTGAGGAGGAGAGAAGTATGACACCACCTACTGAGACCTATGCCGGCGTCCACGAGCGCCGGTTCGCAACCTATCTCGAACTGGCCCACGCGGGCCCGTCCGAAGCGAAGCACATCCGGGAGACCCGGGTCCCCCGCGAACTGACGGCCTACGACCGTGACGGCAAAATCGTCCCGGTCCGTGAACTGCTCAAGAGCGAGGCGGTCGAGGGCACTACCCTGATCCAGACGGAGTTCTTCCAGACCATCCAGGAAGGGGCGTCCCTGGCCAAGGCGATGCGTCTGGCGCTCCCGGTCTTCACGATGACGTCCAACAAGACGTCGATCGTCTTCCGCANTTCNACCGGCTACATGGCNGAGACCCCNGAGGGGGCNNNGGCNNAGATCAACGAGGNCACCTACGNGAAGCGNGACTTCGAGGCGAAGGACTACCGCGAGCGGTCGATGATCANCCAGAACATGATCGACGACTGCCTCTACGACCTCGTCGCGGAAGAGGCCCGGCACCACGGCGAGCGGGCGGAGAACACCATCAACCACGTCGCCCTCGGCGTGATCCTGCAGAACTCCAGCCTCGAGCACGACACCGCCGGGACGTCCGGCGCCCAGGGCATCAAGGCGGTTGCGTCGGCGAAGGGCAAGGTCCGGGCCGCGGGATACCAGCCCGACATCGCCATCCTCTGCGCCGACGCCGAGACCCTCGTCGGGCAGGAGTTCCTGCTGACCGGCCACGCTGGCGCCCAGCAGGTGATCGGGGGCAGCCTGCCGCCATTCCTCGGCCTCAAGCCGTGGGTCGTCAACACGACCTCCGGCAGCACCACCTACACCTGGGACTACGACTCCGACGGCGATATCGGCATGCTCGTCTGCGACAGCCGGGTTGCCGGCAAGATCGGTATGCGCCAGGACCTCAAGCTCGAGAACTACCGNGACCCGGTCCGCGACCTGGTCGGGGCGGTTGTCAAGCTCCGGTTCGCTGCGAACTACGGTCTGGCGGACGCAACCTGCAGAGTCGAATACTGAGGAGGTCGGCATGCCGATCTCCTCCGCCTCTCATCCCTGGCTCTCGCAGCGGNTGACCGCTGAAGCCGACAGGGCGGCGCAGGACGAGGCCCCCGATCTCCGGATCGCCAGGATGCCCCTTGACCCCTTGACCCCGTCGAAAGACAGGGCGGTCCGGATCGAGGACCTGCCCGGGAGGGGCTGATGGCATACTGCACGGCCGATGACGTCGTCCTCGAGTCCGGGTCNNCCCTGGCAGAGGCGATCATCACCTCGCTGATCGCCAAGGCGGACAAGCGGATCGATGCCCTCCTGCTCGAGGTAGGGGTTGCCGGCACCNCCGGCGACGCGGATCTCGAGGTCGCCTCGGTCCACTACACGATCGCCAAGATCGTCGACCGCGGCCGGCTCACGAACGAGCGGACGAACTCGGTGGCCCTCGGCAACGATCTCACGCTGAGCAACAACACGCAGAACGAGATCGACTACCACGAGCGGATCGCCGGTGCAGCGGTCCTGCGCTACATCTCCCGGCAGACTGCCGGGAAGAAGATCAGCGTCCGGAAGGTGAACGGATGATCCCGTCATCCCTGCTCATCCACACCTGCACGATTGTCCGGGCAGGTGCAGCCACCGGGGCAGACGCATACGGGGTCCCTACCATCCCCACGACGACGACCGCCGGAGTGGCCTGCAGATTTGTCGGCTCCTCCGGGGGGAGATCGGACGGGGGCACAGCATCGACAGACTCGGGGGCCCGCGTCACTCACCGGGCCGGGCTTCTCCTCCCGTCGACCGTCGCGGTCGCGGAAGGCGACCGGGTCACCGGAGACGATGCAGGCTATGCCAGGACCTACCTGGTGAAGCACGTGAAGCCGATCTACGGTCCGAAGCGCATCTCGCACTACCGGGCCGACCTGGAGGCGGTTGCCTGATGGACCTCGACCAGGAGACCTACAACCTCATCCGGGACACGGCGCGCGACGTCAAGCACATCCGAGAACTCATGGAGGATAGCCAGAAGGACATTGAGGACCACGAGGCCCGGATTCGGGCCCTGGCAGACGAGCAGCGGGTTGCGACCGGCATGAATCAGGGGGCTGCAAAGGTTGCTGCGATCATCGCGGCGATCATCTCACTCGGCACCGTCACGCTGCAGTTCCTGCTCTCGCTCTGGAGGGGGTGCTGATGCCCACGATCGAAGGCCTGGAAGAACTGACGCAGAACCTTAAGAACCTCGGGGTGAACGTCGACCGCGAACTCCCGCGCATTGCCAAGCAGGCGATGACCCAGCGGGTCGAGCGTCGGGCAAAGCAGATCTGTGTGGTCGGCGAGAGCCGGCCCGGGTATACCGGCGGCCGACTCCGTAACTCGATCGCGACCCAGATTGTCCGGACCGACGAGGGAACCGAGATCCGGACCGGGACCAATGTCGAGTATGCTCCGTTCGTGGAGTACGGCACCGGGAGGCGCGGGGCGTCGACCGGAGTCCCGCACCCCGACGATTACGTCTACGGCTCGAAGGCAGGTATGCTGCCCCGGCCGTTCCTCCGTCCCGCCTGGGACCGCCTGCAGGGCACCGTGATGGATGACATCGAGGCAGGTCTGCGGAGTCTTGTCGAGGAGGCGGGCAGGGAATGATCCCCGTCGAGGTTGCGCTCCGGGACCATCTCCTGGCCGACACCACGATCGCCGCCCTAATCGGGAAGCGGATCCACCCTCTCGCCCTGCCGCTCAACAGCCCGACCCCCGCCCTCACCTATGAGAACGTCTCTGACGTGCAGCACCGGCAGGTGCCGGGCTGGTCGAAACAGCGGATCCAGTTTACCGTCTGCGTGCAGGGGCAGACCTCTGTCCTCGAAGCTTATCCGAACGCGAAGGCCCTGAAAGAGGCCATCAAGGCCCGGGTAGACGGCCGTGCCGGGACGAAGTATCCCTGCGTCCTGTCGGGCGGCGAGGACGAGGACGAAGACAAGTACAGCTACAAGATCATCTCGATCGAGTTCGAGGGGGGTCCGGAACTGCCGGACGAAGATGCCCGGATGGTGCAGATCCCCTGTGACCTCGTCGTAGAATTCTGGGAGACCTAACTATGGTACAGTCCGAAGACATCCCCACCGGAAAAGAGGTCCGCTGGTATCACGGCGGAGCCCTCGCTCAGGAATCGCACACGATCACCGCAGGCGACGTCACCGCCACGAAGTTTGCGCTCGCGAAGAAGGCCGAGTATGGATCGGTCTGGCTCGAGAAGAACGGGGCCCCGATCGTCGCTGTCGAGTTTGCCGGCACTGCCGGAGCCGATGCCGCGACAGACACGACCGGCACCACCTACGTCGGGTATACCGGCATCACGGCCGACGATGTGGTCACCGTGACCTACATCGATATCGAGACGACCGCCCTCACGCACATCGCCACCAGCCAGGGCGTCAAGACCTC